GACTCCATTCTCCGATGTTCGTTTTCGCGACGGGGGAAGCGCACGCCTCGAATCGCGAAGTGAGCGACACCCTAATGGTTGGCGAGGCGGTTTCGGCGCACGCAACCCAGACGCGGGCCGTGGGAGATCCAGTCTCCCTCGCCGAGTCGTGCATCACGGTGCAGCCCAAGTCGGTCGCCGACTCGATCAGCCTATCCGAGACGCTCTCGCGTCGCGAGACTCTTCTACGTGAAGTTGTGGAGGGCGCATCCCACGGAGGTATGGGCTTCGGCTCTTCCGGGTTTGGATCCGCGCCATTCGGAGGCGCCTTCCTCACCACGACGCCGGGGCTCGTCCTGGCCGAGACGGTGGTTCCCACAACCCGCACTCGCAACGTAGCGGATGAATTGACGCTCGGCGAGACGGTCACGGGCCTGATGCGGCACATTGCTGCGCAGACGGATCCGCTCCTGCTCGCAGACTCCGTGTCTAGAGCCACAGTGGCCAGCCGCCTTTTGAGTGAGTCGATCAAACTCGAAGAGGCGCTAGCGCGGGCGCTTCGTTACTCACGGCCCGTTGAAGACACGCTTCGGGTTGCCGAGGCGCTCTCCAAGGGTTCAGTTCGACTGGTCAGCGACCCCGCGCGAATCGTTGAGAGCGTCAACGCCCAGTCGCTGCGAACTCGACTTGCTGCCGATCAGCTTGGCTTGACCGAGACGCTCTCCGCCGGTAGCTCACGGCAGGCCAGCGCAACCGACATTCTGACCCTGAGCGACGGCGTCGTGGCGAAAATCCGCGCTGCGTACCTCGGCCCCGTCTATGTGACCGTTGAGACTCCACACACACTCCCGCTGACTGTAGAAATAGTCAACGTCTAAGGAGGGGCGCGATGCCTCCCCAGCCCAAGCACCCTTCGGCTCGAAGCCGGCGGAATAGGGCCGCTACCGCAGCCGAGCTCGTGCCTCGCGTACAGCCGGCCGTGATCCCCGAGCCTCCGATCCGCTACTTGGCGATCGAGGTGCGTGACGTTGAGACCGGGAAGGGGCTGCGCGACGAGAACGGCCAGCCTGTCGTCAGGATAGTCGAGGCCGAGTGGAGCCCGCAGGCGCTCGCGACATGGGTCGAGGTCTGGTCCTCGGAGATGGTTGAGGAGTATCTCAACGCCGACCACGGACTGATCCGCACGCTACTCCTGCTTGAACAGGACCTCGCGGACCGCGCGGCGAATGGTCGATCACTCTCTCAAGCTGCCGAAGCAGCTATCAAAGCCCGCAAGGAACTCGGACTCAGCCCGATGGGCCGGCGTTCGCTGGACTGGGTTATCGCTCAGACCAACGAGACGGAGGCACGGACACGCCGCGCCGCAATCAAGGCCGTAGACGCGACCTGTGAAGAGCTGCCCCCAGCCGACTCGCCTGAGCTAGAGGCCGAGGAGCTCGGGGCGCTCTATGAATAGCGCCATCTTCACCATCCCGACGACTGCCGAGGACTTCACTGGCTACTCGCTGGGCAAGCAGGTCGCCGCGTGGATGGAAAGCTACCTAGTCCACGGACCCGGCGACATCCGGGGGCACCGCTACTCTCTTGACCGAGAGAAGCGTGGGATCCTGCGCCGCATCTACGAGCTCCAGCCCCCTGGCACCCTCACTCCGGAGGGTCGCGATGTGGGCGGCAGGCGCCGTTTCAAGCGCGCTGGTCTCTCTGTGCGGAAGGGATGGGCCAAGACCGAGGTCGCCGCGGCTATCGCGGCTGTCGAGCTACATCCCCTAGCTCCCGCTCGGTTCAGTCATTGGGCTGAGGAGGGTGAGCTCTCGGAGTGGCTCTGCGCCAACGACGAGCCCTACGAATACCGCGAGGGTGAGCCGGTTGGGATTGGGGTCAGGGACCCCTACATACCGCTGGTCGCCTACACCGAGGAGCAGAGCGAGGAGCTCGCGTACTCTGCGCTGAAGGTCATGCTCGAAGAGGGTCCCCTCTGCGACGACTTCGACATTGGCGGGGAACGTATCCTCGTCCTCGGACCATCCGGTAAGGCAGCCGGTAAGGCCGTCGCTCTGGCCACCTCGCCAGACTCCCGTGACGGCGCGCGCACCACCTGCAACATCTTCGACGAAACCCACCGACTGGTCCTGGAACGCCTCGTAAAGGCGCATCAGGTCATGCTCGCGAACACCCCTAAGCGCAGGGACGCTGACGCCTGGACGCTGGAGATCACGACCTCCTTCGAGCCGGGGATGGGCTCCGTCGCCGAGGGTACGATGGAGTACGCCCAGCAGGTGCAGGAGGGGAAGCTCGCGGACTCGCGCCTCTTCTTCTACCACCGCCAGGCGCCCGACAACATCATCCTCACCCAGAAGAACGACAAGGGTGAAGAGATCCCTGATCCCGCTGCGATGCGGGAGGCTGTCATCGCCGCCAGTGGCCCTGCCGCCGAGTGGACTGATATCGACGCAATCGTCGAGCTCGGCTTGGACCCCCAGACCGACCGCGCCTACTGGGAGCGAGTCTGGCTGAATCGTCCTATCCAGCAGTCGGGACAGGCGTTCCCGATGGATCGAGTCGAAGCGCTGGCGCACCCCGGCTGGGTGCCGCCGAGCGGAGACATGATCGTCCTCGGGTTCGACGGTGCGCAGACACGCGACACCACCGCCATTGTCGGGACGCACCTCAAAACGGGGCGACAGTTCCTTCTTGCCATCTGGAAGAACCCAGGTACCGAGACCGGATGGAAAGTGCCGGCGGACGAGGTAGACGCGGCAGTCGATGCGGCGTTCAAGATGTGGAACGTTTGGCGTATGTATGCCGATCCCTATTTCTGGGATACGCACGTAGCCGACTGGACAGCTAAATATCCGCACCGACGCGGCAAGGAACGAGGCAAGCCTCGCGTTTTCGAGTGGGCTACCAACGTCCACAAGAGAATGGCCCTGTCAATCAAGGCGTACATCGCTGCGATGCGAGAGGGTGTCTGGTCTTTCGACGGGGACGAGGATTTCAAGGCTCATCTGGCCAACGCCCGGAAGTACTCGATTCCGATTCTTGACGAAGACGGGCAGAACCTCTACCTGATCCGCAAGGAACGGCCAGATTCACCACGAAAGATCGACGCGGCCATGGCAGGTTGCCTCTCCTGGGAGGCATATCGAGACGCCATCGCAGCGGGAGTCAACCTCACCGACACCCGCTCGAAAGTGCCCGTGACGATCTACTAGCTGCGCCGGGTTCGGGAGACCGCAAGTTGGTCTCCTATCGCGCGACGACCCTGGCAGCAGGGGCGTTGAGGGGGGACGCCCTCTCGCGCTCTTTGGAAGGCGCACCGACGACCGGATGGTCCTTGGGTGCGAGAACAGGGCTCGATCTGGAGCCCGGTAGGCGCCGAGAGCGGCGCGGGGAACGGGCGAGGTGGCGCCGCGTCCCAGTAGAGAGGCGCGTGGGCTCGGGGCTCATGCACGCGACACGGCAGCGGACGGGGCCGGCGCACACTTCAATAGGAGGGCTTCGTGTCAGACGCCGTCGAAGCAAAGCGATACCTCGAAGTCCTCGACCAGCGGCTCAAGGCTCGGAATCCCGAGATTCAGCTCTGGGAGAACTACTACGACGGGATCCACCGCCTCCAGTTCGCGACCTCCCGCTTCCGTGCCAACTTCGGCAACCTCTTCCGAGAGTTCGCCGACAACTGGTGTGAGCTCGTCATCAACGCGAGCGTCGAGCGCATGAAGGTCATCGGCTTTCGCACGGAGAGCGGCACCGTTGAGGCCGACGCCGACGCCTCGGAGATTTGGCGCGACAACGCGGGCGCGCTCCAGCAGAAGATGGCCTTCACTGAGGCCTGCAAGTTCGGGACCGCCTACTTCTTCGTGGACGCTGAACACACGGTAGAAGACACCAACTCCCCGCTCATCACTGTCGAGCACCCGGCGCAGACGATCACGCATCACGATCCGTCCAACCGCCGCCGCCGTCTCGCCGGCATGAAACAGTGGCAGGACGACGCAGGACGCCTGCTGGCTACCGTCTACCTGCCCGACACCGTCTACAGATTCCAGGCCGAGGAGAAGCGACAGGCATCCACGCCAGGGTCCACACTCCTGGCCAGCGGCCTTCAGGCTCAGACCGACTACATGAGCGCTCCCTCCTCGGGGGCCGCAGTCGAATGGGTACCCCGAGCGGGTGCTCCGTTTGAGGTCGAGAACAAGCTTGGCGTTGTGCCGCTGGTTCCGATCGAAAACAACCCGACGATCAAGGGCGGACGCTCGGACCTTTCGGTCGTCATCCCGATCCAGGATGCCATCAACAAGGAGCTGATGGACATGATTGTCGCGTCTGAGTTCGCGGCCTTCATGCAGCGCTGGGCGACGGGTATCGAGATCCCCAAGGATCCTCAGACAGGTAAGCCACTCGCTCGTCAGGACTTCCTCGCCTCAGTCGGTCGTCTCTGGGCGGTTGAGGATCCCGATGCCAAGTTCGGACAGTTCCAAGCCTCCGACCTCAAGAACTACGTCGTCGCGATTGAGATGCTCATCCAGCACCTCGCCGCCCTGACCAAGACGCCCCCCCACTACCTACTGGGTCAGTCGGGCAACTTCCCTTCCGGTGATTCGCTGACCGCTACTGAGACCGGCCTCACGGCCAAGGTCGAATCCAAGTGGGACGACCTCGACCCGAGCCTCTGTGAGACGACGAACCTTGCCTTCAAGGCGAAGGGGATCGACCGTCGCGCACAGGAAACGATCTGGAAGGACGCCGAGCGCCGCATCCGATCCCAGCGGATCGATGGCGCGGTGAAGCTCTCGACGCTCGGGGTGCCCCAGGACGGCATCTGGGGTGACGAGCTCGGATACACGCCCGAGCAGATCGCACGCTTCCACGAGATGAAGGAAAGCATGGGCCTTGACCCCCACTCCTCGGAGTTCGCGGTTCCCCCCATCGAAGAAGCCCCCGGCGAAGGACCCGAGGGGAATCAGAAGCAGCAGCAGGCCGTCTCCCAGGCGGCTCGCGTGGCCCGAGTCAAATAACTAAGGAGTGAATGACGCGATGTCAGACACGACGGAGCAGACGACTGCTACCGACGTCCTCGCCGGACTAGGGCTCGCGCCTGAGGAGGAGACCGAGGAGACCACTGACCAGACGACTGAGACCACTGAGGAGACTCAGGAGGAGACGGTCGAGGTCCCCGAGGGTGCAAAGAACCCCGACGCTGTCAAGAAGGCTCTCGAAGCCGAGCGCGCAACCGCCAAAGCGGCGAAAGCGCGGGCCAAGGAGCTGGAGCGCCAGTTGCAGGAGGCCCAAGAGGCGAGCAAGCCCTTGGAGCAGCGTATCGAGGAGGCAAACTCCAAAGCTCAGGAGGCCGAGGTCCGCGCCCTTCGTTTCGAGGTTGCCGCCGAGGCAGGTCTCGATCTTCGGCTCGCTTCGCGCCTGAGCGGATCGACCAAGGAGGAGCTCGCCGCCGACGCAAAAACCGTCGCCGAGCTCTTCGGGGCCAAAGGTCCCGTGGCACCTCCCGAGGGTGGCCTTCGCCCCGCTCCGAAGAAACCGGAGAACGTAGAGCAGGCGCACAACAACACCATCTCCGCCCTGATCGCTTCCAAGCGCCAGACAGTCGCATCGTCTGATCTCTTTGCCGGCCTTGAGCCGGCGCCCGAGGACTAGGTCCTCTCACCCCGAGACGGGCGACCCGTCTCTTCATTCATCTCGGCGTGTGTGGTGGTTCACCCCGCGCCCGCTTGTTCATGGCCGCGATGGCGTGAACCGCTCACACATAACGTCATCGAAAGAAAAGGTACATGGCTAACCAGATCCCGCTTAGCGGGGCTACATCTACGTCGGGTGGAGTTCTTCTGCCGCCCGAGCAGGGTGAGATCCTCGTCAACGGCATTCTCGTCGAGACCGGAGCAATCCAGATCGCTGGAGACGCCCGCTCGACCGCAGCTCGCAAGACCAAGTTCCCCATCTGGCAGGGTCGCCCCACGGCGGGTCCGGTCGGAGAGGGTGCTCGCAAGCCCGTCACTGGCGCGAGCTTCGGGGAAACCAGCCTCAACATCAAGAAGTTCGCGTCCATCGTGATCTTCACCGATGAGCAGATCGAAGACCTCCAGAACGGCGACCTGAACGTCCTCGTTGACGCAGGTGTTCGCCAGGCGCTCTCGGTTGCTACCGACGCGGACGCTGTCGGGCTGTCGGCTGGCTCGGTGCTGGAAAAAGGACAGGCGCAGGCTACGGGTGGGTCGGTCTTCGACACCCCGCTGCTCCAGAACGCCTCGTGCGGCATTCAGATCGGCGTCGCTGGACAGACGATCGAAGAAAACACCAAGGAAACCGAAATCCAGAAAGCCGTCTCGGCTGCCCTCGGGGTGCTTGAGGAAAACGGCTACGGCAACCCCGCCAATATCGGGGTACTGCTTGGCTTCGGCTTCCAGAGGGCTCTCCGAGACGCGCGTGACGGCTTCAAACGGCCGCTGTACGATGGAGGTACCTTCGCCGGTCAGGCGATCGACGCGCTCTATGGCCTCGACCGAGCTCACTCGACGAACTTCGTCAACCTGAGCGCCCCGCCGCTGACGGTGAAAGTCAAAACGAAAACGGCCTCGCCGAACCTCACGGTGGAAGCCCGGGGCACTGCCCCGCTCTTCGTTGGCCAGCCGATCACTGGCGCGGGTATCCCCGCCGGCACGGTCATCAAGTCTCTCACCGGCCTCACGCTGGAAGAGACCGTGATCGAACTCGGCAAACTCAAAGAAGGCACGAGCAACGAATACGTGGCCGTCAATGCCACGGCGGAAGCCAGCATCAACGCTGTCGTCTCGCGCCCGGTCGGCGTGGTCGTGCATCGCCCGAACATCCACGTCCGTATCCGCAAGGACGTGTCGGTGGCCGTCTCCAACGAGGCCAGCATCGAAAACGAAGGCGTGCGCTACGACCTCTTCCAGGAGGACCTCACGGCGATCCGCTACGAGCTCCGACTGGGCTTCATGGTCCACGACGCGACGCGGGCAATCGTCCCGCTCTACGCCTAGCCCATGAGCGATGAGACTCAGAGCTTGTTCTCTGGGCCTGGCGCTTCTACTCCTGCTGAGGTTCGCGCCCCGGCTGCCGCTCCCCCTGTTGCTGAGGCTACCCCTCAGGATGTCGCTGAGACTCCTGTCGAGTCGCCCGCAGCAGGTCCGCTGCCTACGGAGATAGAGGGTCAGGCCGATCACGAGCTGAACCTCGCCGAAAACGCCATCGACGCTCGTCGTCGAGAGATCGATGTCGCACCCCTGAGCACGGACCGCGTCACAGTGGGCCTTCGCCAGAGCGACACGGTCACGGTTATCGCGCCCAAAATCGCCGACGAGGGCGTACGACAGGAACAGATCCACACGAATCTGTAAGGAGAAATGACGATGGATCCGACCGCACCGTACCCTGGGGGTCGGACCGTTCTCGTGGAGGGGCTGCTTGGGCGTCTGCTCAAGCGCCCCTCTGTCTCCAAGCCGGCGGGCGATGACCGCTCGCAGCAGATGCGTGTGTCCGCCCTCCAGACGGAGGGCCTGCCGATCGGGTTCACCACCTACCGTCCGAGCGACATCAGCGGTCGTCGCCCACTCTGGTATGGCGAGTTTGCCGTCAACGTGGGCGACATCGATAACGCGCCCATCGGGATCCCTATGGGTCCTCGCCACTTTGGCATCGTCCCGAGGGGTAGATAGTGAATCAGGATCCGCCGGTCTGGACACCGGACCTCTCTGACGTAGCCGCCGAATTGATGGCTCGTACTCGTCTCCCTAATGGAGAACTTGCGGGGACGTTTACGTCGGAAACCGAGCCGACCAACGAACAGGCCACGAAGGCCATCGACAAAGCCGTCACACTGTTGAAACCGGCTCTCGGAGAGGTACCCGACCGCCTCGTCGATCAAGCCCAGTCGCTCGCCACCCTCCGTGCGGCCTGCATCATCGAGCGCTCGTACTTCCCCGAGCAGGTCGAAACCAATGTTTCCCCCTTTCGTCAGATCTGGGCTGAATACAAGGAGGGTCTGAAGCTTTGGGAAGAGGCCGCACGCGGTGAGGAGCCGAACTCTCCCGGCAAACAGGCGGCGCTGAGAATCGGTACCGATTACCCCGGCTACGCAACTGGCACCTACTGATGGCTAAGCCGAGCGCCTTCCGTGCCTACGTCGAAGTCAACGGTGACAAGCAGATCGAGGAGTCCCTCCGCGAAATCGGCCACCGGGGCTCGCATACGACGCCTCTGATGGCCCAGATGGTGGACCTCCTCCAGTTCCAGCAGGCACGTCGCGTACAGAGCAAGCCTTGGGCGCCTCTCGCCGCTGGCACCGTGGAACGCAAGGCTCGGGAAGGCGAGAACACGGACATTCTCCGCGACGAGTCTCGCATGATAAAGGGCGTCCCCACCCGCGTCCCAGACGCGATGTACTCGGCGATCGTCACCCCCAACTTCCCCGGCCAACTTCGACGAGTCACACGGGCGTCGGCGACCTTTGGCCTCCAGTCTGCTGGGCGCGGCCCTTTCTTCTACGCACGCTTCGTCCAGAATGTTAGGGGCGTCAAACGTCGAATCTTGGCCATTAGCCAGAAGGATGCCCTGACGCTGCTCGTCGAGGTGGATCGCTGGCTCTTCAAGGGCTGGCGTGTCAAGACCGGCGCATCCGGCAATCGCTTCGACAGGAGTGGCCGATGAGCGACCTCGAAGTCTTTGGCCCCCTGGTTCTCTCGACCGATGTGGAGAGTGCTGTCGAAGCGACGCTCAAACGCTGGATGACCGACTACCTGCGTTGGGTCGAGCGAACGAAGAACTTGCGGGTCAACTTCCTGCCGACCCCCCGCTCGTACACCATTACATCGGATTGGGACCACTTCCCCGAAGATCAGCTTCCGGCCGTGCTCATCATGTGCGCGAAAGCCGACAACCCCAAGATGGACGGGAGACGCGAATACCGCGCCACTTTCCCTGTCCGTGTCGGGGTGATCGTCAGTGCCAAGGATCGCAACTCGACCGAGCGCCTAGCCAAGTACTACGGGGGCGCTCTACGCGCGCTCCTCTTGGCTAAGGGGTCGCTGGGGAACTTCGCAGTACAGACGTGCTGGGACGGCGAAAACTACGACGTCCACACCGCCGACCGTAGCCAGCGCACTCTCGCAACAGCCGAAGTGAAGCTGACCGTCGAAGTGCGCAACGTCGTGCGGCGCCTCGCCGGCCCTCTTGAACCCAGCCCGAAACCGGCTGAATCCGCGCCTCCGTGGCCCACGGTCAGTAAGGAAACCCCGATCGTGCTCAACCCGCTCTAGGAGACCCCTTGGACTATACCTTCGTGGGATTCAGTGGTGAATCCCTTGAGAGCGGTTGCCCGCTCGCGTTCGGAGATCGAGTGACCCTCGATTCTCCCACGGGACACGATCAGCGATTGATCGAGCTCGGCTACCTCGTCCCCAGCCAACCTGACCAACCTGAGCACTCTGACCAGCCCGTCATTGCGCAGGTAAGCCCCCTGACGAAGGAGCCTAGCGCCGATGCGGCCGGGACCTAATATCACAGCATCCACGGCGCTTCCGCCTTCGACGCCCCTGGTCAACACCGGGACTCGCTTCGATGTCGGTGTGACGTCACAGGGGCCGCTTACGCCCCAGGTCATCAACTCGTTCGCGCAGTTCCAGAAGGTTTACGGCGGTCGCGGCACCTACGCCGCGATTATCTCGGACTCGACCGAACGATACTTCGCGGAAGGCGGCTCGCGCCTGGTTTTCTGTCGCGTCTTCGGAGCCACGGCGAAAGTCGCCAAGGCCGAACTCGAAAACGCCGGCAAATCGGCAAAAGTGCTGAAGATCGAAGCTATCGGTCCCGGCATCTGGGCAAACACCTTCAAAGTCGTCATCGCCGTCGTCGAAGCGACCAAGTACACGATTACGGTCCAGAACGCTGCTGGCGAAGTGCTGGAAATCTCACCGGCCTTCTCCAAGAACGAAGAAGCTGCCTCCTGGTCGAAAAACTCGTCCTACATCACCGTCACGTCGCTGGCAGCCGAAAACCCCGGCGCTGCCACGGCCGAACTCCTCGGCGGCACCGACGAAACGGCTGTCACGGCAGCCAACTACGAAACGGCCGCAAAGAAGTTCAGCCCCGAATACGGCCCTGGCCAGATCAGCTTCTCGGGCGTCACGAGCACCGAAGCGATCGAAGGCCTCTTCAAGGTGGCCTACGAACAGAAACGTCGAGCCATCGCCGATGCTCCCCGCACAGCGACGAAGGCGGAACTGCTTGCCCTTGCAGCCGCGATCCGGGCGCTGGGCGAAAAGGCTCGCCCCGGCTTCATCGAGGGCGACTGGCAGGAAGAGTCCCCCCTCGCCGGCACGGTCTCTCCGCGCTGGGTACCGGGAAGCGCGTATGTGGCGGCGAAGTGCGCTGTCATCGACTCGCTCGGCAACCCGAACCTTCCGGTCGCGGGCAAACAGGCGACCCTCGGGTCGCTAGGTAAGTCTTCCAGCTTCACCGAAGCCGAAGTCGAAGAACTCTACGCGGCGGGTATCAACCTCTGCAAGATCGTCAACGGGCAGGTTCGCCTCTACGGCAACCGCACGCCGGTCAACCCGCAGTCCGATCCTCTCCACCTCCAGTTCTCGAACCTTCGCCTGGACATGGCGATCATCTGGAACGCGCTTGCGATCGAGGAGAGCTACATGTTCTCCCAGCTCGACGGCGAAGGCAAAGACACCGCCGCCTATGGCGCTGCTCTGAGCGGCATGATGCTCCATTACTACGCCATCGGCGCGGTTTTCGGAGCCACGCCCCAACAGGCGTACATCGTTGACACCGGAACGGACGTGAACACCACGGCCTCCGAGGCGGAAGGAAACCTCAACGGCACTATCGCCGTTCGACGCTCTCCCGGCGCAGACCAGGTCAATCTCAACCTCGTGCGTGTCCAGATCACGCAGGAAGTGTAGGCGCACATGAAGGTCGAGAATCTCTACGAAGTCTCAGTCGAAATCAGGGGCACGGACGGACAGGTCCACTCCGTCACCTGCGACAAGTCCCACGGCTGGGGTAGCAAGGCGAAAGTCAAAAAGTACCGCCCGGTGAACGGGCTGGAAAGCGAGGTAGTTCTGCCGGGGGCTAGGTCCACGGAGAACGTGACCCTCACGAGACTGTACGACGAAACGATCGACGCTATCGCGCACTGGCTGTATTCGCAGGCGGGTCGTGCCGGCGTAGTTGTCCGTCGTCAGCCGCTCGACGAAAACGGCCACCCCTTCGGAGCACCGAAAGTGGCGACCGGCAGGCTTGAATCCTTCATGGAATCCGACACCGATTCGGAGTCCGAGAAGGAGTCTACCTGCGAGTTCCTCTGCGCTCTGAACACCAACGTCGGTTAGGAGTCATCACTTGTCTGACATCCCCACGACCCCCGCCGGGGGTCAGCCACTCGACCAAGCGTCCGCGACGGAGCAGGTCATTCCCAGTGCAGGGGATGCCAGCCCGACTCAGTCGGTCCTGGAGCAGATCAGGGCCAAGCACGGCCAACTCGGCGCTCAGGCGACACCGCTTGAGCTAGCCGTCCCCGGCTACGACGGCCTGCTGCTGATTCGCTTTAGGTGGATCGCTCCCGAGGACCTGACCAAGGGCGCTGAGGAGTTGCTGAAGATCGGCAACCCCACCAAGCAGCGCGTCGCAGCCGCAGCCGACACCCTGATCCGCACGGCCCAGGAGTTCCTCATCAAGGTCGGGGATCAGGTCAAACCGCTGGCGCCAGAGGGCGAGGACCCGATTACGGTCTTCGGAGACCCACGCTTGCCAGCGCTCCTCGGCTTCAATGCGACTGAGAATGCGAGACTGGCGGCGCGTTCGGTCTTCGCGAACGACTACTCGCTGATTGACGCGGGCGAAGTCGTCATGGCGTGGCTGAAAGACACCTCTCGCAACATCGAGCGAGACCTCTCGGGAAACTGAGGGACCGCGAGGAGATAGCAGGGATCGCGCGTGCAGCCGTCTTGGGTGTGTGCGCCGATCCGGCGCTACTGCTGGAGTCGAAAGACCGTATCCAACTCCTCGCGGTTGAAGCAATCACGGACAAGGCCGAAGAGTATCGAGCACTGCTCGACGAGGCGCTGGCCAACCGCATCATCGGCAGGCTGGGCGACGCGCTCGGCGGTTAGGAGCATCCCGTGAGTCTGGAGGCACAGGAGCTAGCAGTACGCCTCCGTATGCTGGACGGGACGGCGTTTGAGGCCGAAGCGGTACGGGCGGCTGACTCCATCCGTGGCGTCAAGAAGGCGGCGGAGGAGGTCAACGCCGTCAACGCCGAGCAGAACGCTGGGGGTCTCCTCGGCTTTCTCGGTGCCGGCGAAAAACGCCTCGACTCGATGAACAAATCCCTCGACTCCTTCGCGAGGAAGTCGCTCCACGTCGCGCGCCAGACGGCTTCGTTCAGTGCCGGCGCTGGCTTCGGCATCTACGAGTCCGTCAAGATGAACGTGGAGACCGAAGGCTTCATGCGCCTGCTTGAAACGCAGGGACACGCCTCTCGCAAGCAGCGCGAAGAACTCGAAGGCGCCCTCCCTAACTTCGCGAAGCTCGGCGTTGGTCCCAAGGAAGCCGCCGACGCGCTCTACCCGATCCAGTCCGTCCTCCACAACGTGACTGAAGACGAGAAGGCGCTTGAAGCGGCTGCTATGGGTGCGGCTATTGGTCACGACACTCTCGCGCACTCTGCTTCTGCCCTGATCTCCTTCTGGAAGGACGGGCACATAGGCGTCAAGTCTTACCGCGAAGAGATGGCCCTGCTCGACGAAACGGTCGGCGCGGGCAAAATGCATCTGCCCGAGCTCAGCGACGTGGCCAGCACAGGTCTGTTTCAGACGACAGGCACGTACGGGATCAACCAGCGTGCCGTCCTCTCTCTCCTTGCCGGCATCACGCCCGGTCTCTCCGAAGGCGGAGTAGTCACGATTGCTCAGCGCCTCAAGACGGCCCTGACGAAATCGATCGACCTCAAAGGCGAAGCTCTCCGTTCGGCCAAGCAACTCGGCCTCGGGAAGTACACCCTCGCCGAAGACGTGCGCAGTGGGCCTGAAGGCCTAATCAAGATGCTCAAGGCGCTGGAAGCCCGCAGGTCCTCGCTGGGTCAGAACGTGTGGCAGGAAGACATCGCCAATATGTTCGGCGGGTCACGCTCTGCTGCTGCGATCCTGACGGCGCTCAAAGCCCGCCCGGACATCGAACACGACTCGAAGCTGCTCGGCAAAGTCCACGGCGAAGGCACGCTCCAAGAACACTTCCTTCAGACCTCCGAAACCTCAGCCTTCCAGCTCAAGAAGCTGCGCGCCGAGGGTGAAGTGCTGGAGAAGACCCTGGGCAAGCTCTTCACCCCCGTGGTGATGAAAGGTATCACCGATCTTGTCGGGATCTTCAGTGGCCTGACGAAGGCGTTCGAGGCGCTCCCAGGTCCAGCCAAAGACGGCATCACCTACATGCTGATCTTCTCGGCGCTGTTGTCTCCGCTCGCCTTCATGGCCAGCGGCGTCTCGACCGTGTTGAAACTGGCGATGATTCCTGCGCTGCGCATACTCTTTGGCGCGGCGAGTGAGACAGCCACCGTTGCACTTCCCGGTCTCGCCCTCGGCTTCGAGGGTCTCGGGGGCGCGTTGGGCGGGGTCGCCCCGATGCTCGCTGTTGGCGGCGCTCTCTATCTCGGCCTCGAAGGAATCAACCGTCTTCTCGGTGGCCAGAAAACGGTTCTCTCCGAGGCAGTCGAAGGCTGGAAAGGGTTCTTCAACACCCTCCTTGGCGTCAACCTCGGTGAAGGCTCCAAGGCCGAAAAGCATCACTTGGCGCTCGACCAGAACAAGAAGAAGTACGAAGCCAACCGTCTAGTCGAAGAACACCGCCTCGGGAACCGCCCGTTCCTGCACCCCAAGAACTTCGCCCAGAAACTCGCGGACGAAGGGGCAGAAGCGGAAGCGGCCGGCAGCAAACAGACGGTCAAGATCGAGATTCACTCCCACCTCCACGTCGGAACCCAAGAGTTCGGCCATGCCGTTCTTGAGCACACGCCGATGAAGGAACTCACCGAGAAGATCGAACGAGTCCAGCGAGGCCACGAAGCCCGAAGGTAGGCCATGACCGACTTCTCCTTCATGGAGTTCTACCCAGAGGACCACGTCTTCGAGGGGCGCGTGCTTCGCGTCCGAGCCCGCTATGGCACGGGCGGTACGAACGCGATCGACACCAAAGGTGGGGGTGCCAACTGGGAAGACGTCGAAATCCCCTACCAGGAGCCGCTGACCGTCTGGCGCGCCCCCAAGGAAGCCTACGGGCACCGCATCCCGCTCGTGCTCGACGGGCTGGCTAACGGAACCGACGTCGAGGACGCCTGCGAAATGGTCGAGCTGATGGCTGGCGTCCTCAACGGGACGCCGCCCATCGAACCGCCTCAGCTCATCCTCAACGGGTACGGGGCGATCCCGCACGACTATGTTCGGGACCCAAGCCTGCGCTGGATCATCCCCCAGCCCCCCGAATGGGGCGAAGCCATCCGGCGCGACAGTGACGGCGCTCGTGTTCAGCAGGAGTTCACCGTCACGTTCAAGGTCTGGCGCTCTGACCCAACTCTCCAGCGGACTACGAGCCCGCCGCAGAAAGGTCGGATATACCACGCGCGTCACGGCGACACCTTTGAGGCTATCGCCGTCCGTGTGTTGAAGCACGCCAACTGGGGAACTCGTCTGGCCAATTTCAACGGCAGTCACAACGCTCGCGAACACCTCTTCCCCGGTCAGGAAGTCCGCCTACCCGACCGCTCGGAAGAGCGCATCTGGGCACGTACACGTAGAAGGTAGGCGCCATGCCGAAGACCGCCCTGGAAAAGCTTGCGGCGGCGACCGTGCCGGCGTTTGAACGGCACGAACCACGCCCGAATGTGGCCTTCGACATGAGCCGTGCCGAACTCGTTGACGAGAAGAACCACAAGCTTGACTGGGACGTCTTCTCGGCGCTGAAGGAAGCGCCGCTGACCCTGACGATGACGGGCGCCTCTGAAGTCCGCCTGGTCCTTGAGGACCCTCTCTTCGAGCTGCTGAACGATCCGATCTTCGCTCAGTGGATGTTCAAGGAAGAAGACGTCAGCCTCTCCAGCGGTCGCACCTATGCGGGGCGTCGCATCACGGACTCCAAAAAGGCCCAGCGCTACGGCGAAGAATCGGAACTGGAGTGGATCCTCCCCGAGCGTCCGATCGACCTGAACCTCGACGGCGTGTGGTTTCGGCTCGCCGGGTTTGAAACCAAGCGCACGACCCTCACCCTCATCTTCGAGGACCGAGTAGCAGCCCAGCTTCGCGAAAAGCTCGGCTTCACAACCGTGAACCGTGGCGACATGACGCGCGCCCAGTTCATCCATAAACAGATCCGCGAAGCCGAACGCAAGCACGGGCACATCGAGTTCTTCTGCCCCGAGGAAAACATCGTTCAGCCGGTCGCTGAATCGTCTCATGCGGAAAGTGCTGGCGACCTCAAGAGCTCGGCCCAGCGTTCGCTTGGCGAACACGACGGAATCACCGTCAAGGGCCAGCCCGCAAACGGCTCGCAGCTACAGCTCCTCAACGAAGCGCTCGAAGAAGCCGTCGAAATCAAGGCACCCTTCAAGGCGCAGGTGGCTCTCGTCGCGGCGCTGATCGATGAGAACACGGTCTCGGAATCCAACCCCGGCACTCCATTCGACCGTGGCCCGCTCTCCCTCATCGACTCGACTGTCGCTGCTACGCACATCAACCCGTACAGCGTCAAGGCGGTCTCGCTCTACTTCCTGACCCAGGGCTTCTCTGGGCATGGCGGCGCGAAGGAACTCGCTCTCACCCAGTCTCACCTCACCCCCGGTGAAATTGCCCATCTTGTCCAGGGCAACGCGAACCCCGAAGCCTACAAACCGTGGGTCGCTGAAGCCGAACGTGCTGTCCGTGCTTACGGGCAGACCGGCTCAGAAGCCGAAGGCGAACAGAAGACTCCTGGTCCCTACGCATTCACGCGTGGACCTAACGAGACCGTCTGGGACTCCCTCCAGCGTCTCGCCTCCGAAGTGAGTTGGTACGTCTTCATCCGTGACAACGCCATCTGGTATGTCTCGGGGAACTTTCTTCTCAAGCAGACGCCCCACATGCACGTCGAACGCGGCCTGCATGGGATTGACTGGGTGGATCCCCACATCGACATTGGGGCTCGCGACAACATCGCCGAAATTGCTGTCGAGGGCCGCGCTGCGTTCTGGACGGCTGTCTCTGGCGCTGCCGTGTCCGTTGGGCGCGTCGGTCCCGCGAACGGGCGTTGGTGTGTGAACACCATCAACCTCAACGTCCTCGACCGTTCCGACAAAGTCACGATCAAACTCCAGAAGCCACTCCCGGCACGTCCCGAGCCAGCATCCGGGACGGCACCTGTCGGTGTCAACGAACTGGAAGGCTCCGCAGCACGCGGCGCCGAACCGGGCTCTCCGCTGGCGGTCTTCTACGCCTACAACACCCTCAGCGAAATGCAACTCCCGTACGTCTATGGCGGTGGGCATGGGCAAGGGGCGCTGGCGAAGGTGCGTAAGGGCGGCGAAGGACTCGACTGCTCCTCCTCGACCTGCTGGGCTCTCCATCAGGGCGGCATGTTCCCCAGCCAGACCGCCCAGACATCGGGCGAACTGGAGAACTGGGGCGAGGCCGGCGAGGGCAAGGAAATGACCGTGTGGGCTAACGCCGAACACGCCTGGATCGAGTTCAAGATCCCCGGCCACGCTCATGCCCGTGGGGACACGGTGGGGGCTGAAGGTCCCAGGCTCCAGTCCGTCTGGCCACCGCCTGAGGGCACGTCTGGCTTCACACCACGACACTGGCCGGGGGCTTGATGGATCGGTTTCGCCAACGACAGACCAACGACAGATCCCACGGCCCCGCCCTGGCTGCTGCTGGGGACGGGATCTCGCCTGGGCTACCGTATGCCGCTGTCGTCCAGTCTGTCGTTGGGCCGGGGCTCGTGAGCGTCTCGATCCCTGCGCAGCATCTCACGGCCACCTACAACGCCAACTGCCCCGGCGGTCAGCCCCCGCTCGGGGCCAACGTGCTCGTTCTCTTCGACGAGAGCAAGATCCCGTGGGTGGTCGCCCAGACACAGGCGGTGGCTCGCGGCACAGTCTTGCCCTCGTCGCCAGAAGATGGGCAGGAATACGACTACGTCGCCGACGCCGTCAACGGTGTTGTTTGGCGTCTGCGCTATCGCGCCGTCTCGGCTTCCGCCCACAAGTGGGAGTTCGTCGGCGGGGTACCTGTCGTCACGGGTGGCTCAGAAGTCCACGTGTCGGCCTCGTCGGCGTTTGTGGAACTGAAAGGCAGCCCGCAGATCAAACCCCCGCTCGACGGTGACTACGACGTGACGATGGACATGCTCATGTCACAGCAGGTGGCCGGCGCTTCAAATATCGAAGCCGCGATCGTGACAAACAAAGTCGCCGGTAGCGCGGTCCTGATGAACCTCTTTATTGCGACGGCGCAGTTCGCGGGCGCGTGGCAAGAGCGGACGGCGCGGTTCGGGCTACTCGCGGCGAACAGCTACCAAATCTACGTGCGCTCACTGAGCGGCCTTTCCACGCAGTATCAGTTCGGGCAGTTCTCGTACCGCCCCGTCCGTGTCGGCTAGCTGCCTGAGGAGGCGCACATGATCTCTGCGCCGCACTTCGATCTGCCGTTTCGCTTCTCCGGTGGCTCGGCTGTTGTCAATGAACAGGGCTCCGAGGGTGACGTTGCTGCCTGTGTGTACGCCGCTTGCGCAACGGAGCCGGGAGCGCTCCTGGACCGTCCGACCTTTGGGGTGCCAGACATCACCTTCTCGCAGGAGCCGATCCAGCCCTCTGCCCTTCTCGGCCCGATCTCCCGCTGTGAACCTCGCGCTCGGATCCTTGCGCAGATCAACCCGTCGCGCTTCGATGCCGCCGTGGTCAACGCCAACATCGAAATCCAGGTAGCGAGATGACGGACTACCTTCAGCCACCCCTTGAACCGAGTCCCGTTGGACTCAAGCGCATCTTCGACGAATATCTGGAAGCCAACCTCGAAGGCTGGCAGCCAAACGAAGCCAACCTCGACGACCGGATCGGCGGGGCGCTCTCCGTCATCACTCCCCAGCTCATGGAAGCGGCAAGTGACGGGGCGACGTCGTTCTTCAGGTTCCTGGGCGCTGCCATCTTCGGCGTTCCGCCCAAGGAAGGCACGTTCGCTACAGGTACGACCACCTGGGTAGCGACTGACGCAGTTGGCCACGTCATCCCCGCCGGCACGTTGGTGCTCTGGCTGGATGGGAGTGGAGCGCGACGTGGGTTTGAAACCACGGCCGAAGCCACCATTGAAGCCGGCAAATCCTCCGTGGCGGGGGTGCCTGTCCGCGCGCAACTCGTTGGCCCCGAAAGCAACAACCTCGGTGGCGCGGCGCTGGAACTTCAGACCTCGCTCCCGTTCGTTGCGAGCGTCACGCTGTCTTCGCCGACCAACGGCGGCTCAGAAGCGGAGCTCGACTCGGCATACCTCACGCGGCTGAAAGAAGAACTGCGGACCCTCTCTCGCAAGCTGATCCGTCCATCTGACTTCAACAGCTACCTCCTAGCCCGCCAGCCAGTGGGACGGGTGACGACGATCGCTGGATTCAATCCCACCGCGACGATCAAACCCAAAGGTGCCCTCCACAGCACCAAAGAAGTCACGGGCCTCACGCTCAGCACCGAAACGGTCCTAGTCGGCC